TCAAGACTTACGAGGAACTGGAAAAGCGTATGAACGCTGTGCTGAACCCCAGTGCTACCAGTCGTCGTGTTGATCCTGACACGTTTGATGAGCAGGAAGAGGTTGTGATGAAGTCACGCCAACAACAGCGTGAAGAGGAGCGTGTGGTTGACAAGGGTTTCAATGCACCCGACATCACTCCTAGCAACTCCAGTGATGATGACGATGCACTGTCATACTTCCAAAGACTTGCTGAAGAGTGAGCAAAATCAACTTTTAGTTTCATAAATTGCCGGAAAAAAATCCCGGCAATTTTTTCCTGTAGGGGTCAACGAGGGGACAAAATCCTTAAGTTGACTCCTTTTTTAGTGCGTTTATCGATAAACTGAGAACTATCGGTATATGTCATGATTTCTCGCAAATCGTCTATAACCGTTTGTAGGTATTCTTTCCTCAAAACAAAGATTTTGCGTTTTTGGTCATTTAGAGCAATTTCGTAATCTAGGTTAGATACCGATTTTACCAAACCTGCACCTGCAAGCGAAATTCGGATATTGTCGTAAGTATACGAAAATGCGAAGTTTTCATCAACTATCATTCCACCCGTCAAAAGTAGATCTCCACCGGGATCTGTGATTTGGCGAGTTTCCCAATGATGCACTTCTGACAGTTCGCTCTCACTATACTTAGCAGAGAGATATTCATAAAAATCGCCTTGTGTAACAGGCCATTCATTTCGAATATCTAGAATATTATTAGATAATAGGATTACCCAGTCTAAATCTGCCCTTCCATACATTTTTTCAGCAACGGTATCTGGTCTATCATCGCCTACAATCGTAAACTGACCAAAAGCAAGAGCACTACGAAATAGATCTTCCCGAATCTTAGCACGACGGAAGATATTTTTGACTTTTACGTAATCGGTGCTGGAAGTACGACTGTCGGTAAAAGACTGGAGCAATAGATCTGAAAACTGGTCGAAGTATGCCATTAGAATCCGATGTCTTCTGCGTTTAGAGGTTCTACACCTTTGACTGGACTACCAAAATCTCCTGCTAGGTCTTGGAGAGATGGATCTTTCTCGAACGAATCATAATCTTCCGCAAAGATTGGTGTCAACTCCGTAAAACTGAGTGTCATTGATGAAATAACGGGTTGAGATCCTGCTTTCGAATCTTTATATGACTGATACTCCCCTTGTGGAGCAAAGTTAAGCGTGCACTCGGTTAATGCACAAATTTTGAATATATTTAGACCACGAATGCGTTCATTTCCAGTTCTGTAACGAATCCGGAACACATCAGGAGAACCGAGGAAGATAAAGTTGTTATTGGATCCTCTTCTTGGCATCATTCCACGTCTGAAAAATCTCATGATTCTTCGAACTTCTGTTGCTTCTCTTTCACCGTTTGGAGCAAACTCAAAGTTAAACTCAAAATCCCTTAGTTTAGGACCATTGAATAGAAGTTCCAAGTTTGGGTTGATTGCATTGCCAGATGCACGAGCAATAAACTGGTTAGGATCAACATTGATGCCAAGTTTGCCTAGACCATATTTTGCAGCAAGTGCTGTTAATAGTGTTCCTGTTGGATTTGCCCCACCGGCATTATTTAAAATTGCTCCACCAGCACTAAGTAGATCCTGAGATAGTTTTTCTACTGCAGAGAAAAAGTTACCACCTAGAAGGTTTTGTGCCGCTCCTGCTGCAGTGTTAAAGGCAGCAGCAGTAAAAGCGTTCGCACTATCTGCACCCCAGTTGACTCCATTTGTGAACGCTAGTTGATTTGGTATTGGTAGTTTTACTAATCCACGAAACTCTGAAAGATTAGTACTCCTTCGAATACCTTGTCCCAAAAATTGACTGGTAATGTTCTGACCATCAGCGCCAACCGCACCAAACATGCCCTCTTGTGGAGGACTATAACTAAACATCTCAATGATCATATGATCCTGAGAAAACTCAGGTTGATTGTATGCATCAAACGGATATTTTAATGCTACTGCCTTATCAAAGTCCGGTAGTGCAGGTGCGTTACTGATGATTCGCTCTGGAGAAAATACTGATCCAAAAGCTGAAGGCAAACCCGCCGCGCCAGGGGGTGCCGTTCCCGCCGGGGATGCCTGGTTTGCAAGCGGAGTGGGTGGAACAAAGTTTGGATCAGGGGTTAGTGTAAATGGTGGACCAAGAGGTTTAATCGCAGACCAAATTGCACCTTGACCAGATTGATTAGCATATTGGTTTGCTTCGTTGGATAGTCCTAGATTATTGATTTCTGCCTTTAAAAGTTCTAAGTTATACTGAAACTCATTTTTGTACTGAGTTGTACTCGCAAGTTGTTCAAACTTTTTGTTAGGATCACTAGGATCATTCGGAGTGTAGACAGTTTGTCCTTCTACAATGGCGAATGGTCGTAGAAAACCGTTAGTGGTAAGGCGAAAATATACTTTATAATCTGTTCCCCCAAAAAGTCCTGGAATATTAAAAATAAACTGCTCAAAGTTTCTGTTTTGAATGAAACTGCTCATTTGTAGATGCTCCTACCACTGATGGAGATTTCTGCACCCCCTAGATTTCTTACAAACTCTTCAGCGGGCAGCAGTGCCGCTTTTTCCCATTCTGATGCTGCCACGTCTAAAAACAAACTTCTAACATTAGATTTCAAGTATTTATGGAACCCTGCCGACCCGAAGAGGAACCCTTTGTAATCTCCGACTCCGGACTCCTTGATCTCTCGGATATACTCTATGATTCCTACGCGATCCTTTGGTTTATAGTAATGTATATTGGTACCGAAGAAGACCTCGTTCTCTTCGAGAACCATGACGACTAAAGGAGATTTGTCGTAATATGGAAGTTCTTGAGCAGTTTTTGCTTCGTATCTAAACATCATAAGATTACCGACTGTGATGTCGGATGTCATCTCTGATTCTGGTAGTTGGGATTTAAATTCCAAGTTCTTTTTCAGTGAAGATTTGAAACTCCCATAATCTATCTTCGCAGTAGTCTTTTGCTGCTTTCCACTTTGCCTGGTTCTTGGCGTATTCGTAGACCTCAGCAACGTATTGCTTAGTCCGTGTTTTCTGTTTTCGTGGTTCTTTTACTTGTTTCGCTGGTTTGATTTCTATCAAACTTTCTTTCACTTTCCCACTTCTATCAGCATACTTGATGTAAAAATCTGGGAAATATCTATGATACTTATTATCTATAGGAGATTTGTATGGTATGACGATCTCTTCAGATGACCACTTTAGAATACGTTCGTTCAAGTCACAATATCTCATAAACTTAAGTTCCCACAGAGACCGGTAGACAATGCCTGTAGGATCACCTTTGTATTTTTTGGGGTGAGACGGTTTGAACTTCCCCTTGTATGACATACATAGTATATAAATATCGACTATTTAGATGTCAGCGGAAAACAACGTCCCAAACATCATGAGCTCTGGTAGATATAGACTACCCACTGAGGTTCTGCTTAACGGCGGATCTGGTGGTATTGGAAATATTATTCCAGCTTATACTAATACGTATGATGTTTATATTAAGTTTAATACCGCTAATGGAAAGTTAGTGGAGCATATTAAAAAGCAAGGATTCGAGACCGGTGGAGATATTGGGTCGTATCTTTCGCTATTTTGTAGTGAGGCAGTATTGCCAGGATCCTCTATTGAAACACAGGAGATTTCTGGTCTTCGTCAAGGTGTAAAGACTTCATTTGCAACGTATAGAGCACATCCCCAGATCAATCTGACATACTATACTCAAAAAGATTACTATACTAATGCAGTATTTGATGGTTGGATGGATTTCATCTCACCAGTAAACTTTAGCAATAAAGCTACGGTTGCTAATAGTGCTGATGACTCCAGTTCATATGTTCTTTCATCACTTAGTGATGCTGCAGCATATCGCAGAATGAGATACCCTGAGGAGTATAAGTGTGAGATGCAAGTTTCTGTTTTTCCTAACGAATACTTGAAAAAGGAAGATCAACTCAAGGAGATCAATATTAATGATCCGGCGTCTTCTACTCCATCTACGATGACATATTTTATCAAGAATGCTTTCCCGACAAATATCGTGTCTGCACCACTTGAATATGGAGATGCAGCACTGCTAAAAACAACAGTTACCTTCGCCTATGACTTCTATGTTACTCGAAGATATAAGGCTCAGATTAACCCATAAATAAATCACTGACGTTAAATATTATGCCACTACCAAAGGTTTCTACGCCTTCATATGAGTTGAAACTCTTGTCTACAGGCAAGAATATTAAGTACAGACCATTTCTTGTTAAGGAAGAAAAAGTTCTTCTGATTGCTCTAGAAAGTGGTGATAAGAAGCAGATTAACTCTGCGATTAAAGATGTACTTAAGTCATGCATTTTGTCTCGTGGTGTCAAGGTTGATGATCTTCCTACGTTCGAACTAGAGTATCTTTTCCTGAATATCCGAGGAAAATCTGTTGGCGAATCTGTAGAACTTATTGCAGTTTGTCAGGATGATGGTGAAACTCAAGTTCCTATTACGATCAACATTTCTGATGTTGAGTTGATCATCCCAGAAAATCATACTGACACTATTGATCTTGGTGACGGACTATTCATTCAGTTCAAATATCCATCAATGCAGCAGTTTATCGATAACAACTTTGCAATCTCTAAAGAGACTGATAAAGAAGTAATCGATCAAGCATTTAAATCTGTCATTGCATGTATTGATCAGATCTATAATGAAACCGAGTCCTGGTCTGCAAGTGATTGCACCGAAAAAGAGTTGACTTCTTTTATCGAACAACTAAACTCAGCACAGTTTAAGGAAGTTGAAAACTTCTTTGCAACAATGCCTAAACTGTCATATACAACTAATATTACTAACCCTAATACTGGGGTTGAATCTGTGATTGTTGTTGAGGGTTTGTCTAGTTTTTTCGCGTAATGCTATATCATAATAGTCTTGATGAATATTTCGAGACTAACTTTGCTCTCCTACAGTATCACAACTGGAGTTTGACTGAGATCGAAAATCTCATGCCTTGGGAGCGGCAGATTTACGTTAACTATCTCAAGAACTATCTTGAGAAGCAACGTCTAGAATCAGCGCAAGCAAACAATGCCTAGAGCCGGAGAAATAATGTCTATGCGAGGGATGGGAATGCCTCGCACCCCTGGTCAAGGGGCGGTAAGACGTGCTATGCAGCAGCAACGTATTACTGGAGATGTAATCCCAAAATCTAGACTGTTTCCAATGGCAGATCCTGAGCGTCAGGAACGTGCTGTTCTTCCTCTTCGTAGGAGGATGTCACTTGCTGCTGAGAAGTTAAATGCTATAAAAGGTAAAGAATCAGAAGAAATATCTCCTAAAACGATCCGTGAGATCGGTAGGGTCGTATTGGAGATGGAGAAAGTTAATGGCAATCTAGAGACAATCGAAAAAAGAATCGCTCTAGACATTAAAGGTAAAAAAGAACTATTTGATAAGGAAAAGAAACTTATCAAAGATGAAGAGGAAGAAGTTAAGAATCTCCGTGTAGGGTTATTTGACTTAAGATCTAAAATCGCCCTGATTGCAGGAGCAGCAGCATTTAAATCCTTCAGTGAAGGTAAGATTGGGCAAGGATTCCAAAACTTAGGTGTTGCTGGTGCGGCAATGGCACCAGAGATTCTGGAAAAGGGTGCTGGTCTGGGGTTGGGTGCTTTGGGATTACGTGGTATAATGGGTGGTGGAAAACAAAACGTTGGTGCAAATCCCACACCATTGACAGGGACCACCAACAATATTGGGAGATCCAAAAT